GCGCGGGTCCCAGTTGACCTTGGCCCCCTGCACCGCCTTGCTGATCATGTCGTTGTACCGGGCCAGGTTGGCGCTCATCCCCTGGTAGGAGAAGTCTTCGAAGATCTGCCCGCCGGACATGACCCGCTGCGCGACCTCGCCCACCGCGGCCATGAGCCCCTGCGCCTGGCCGACCACGCTGGTGATCTGCGCGTAGAGCTGCGGGGCCGCCGCCCGGACGCCCTCGACGAACCCGTCGATGAGCGACTGACCGCGGTAGTAGGTCCAGCCCGAGCCCGCGAACGGGCCCTCCGGCGGAGGCGACTGCGGGAACACCGCATCGACACCCTGCACCGTGACGATGCCCGCCTCTTTCGCCGTCTCGGCCTTGGACGCGATGCCGTCCGCGAACCCCTGGATCAGGCTTGCGCCCGCGTCGTAGAACCGCTGGACGTAGGCCATGATCGCGTCGATGATCCGCCTCGGGAAGTCGGCCGCCCAGGCGACGATCTCCTCGATCTTGCCCTTGATCGCCTGGTACATCGCATCCCAGTGCCGCCGGGCGGTCTCGCCGAGCGAGGCGAACCCCTCGATGCCTGCGCGGATCTTGGCGTCCGCGTCCGCGAACGCCGCCTTGATCTCGTCCCAGTAGGTCCGCCAGCGCACCGACAGGTCCGCGAACGACTCCGCGATCTTGACCCCGTAGTCGATCAGGCCGACGAACTCGGTCACCAGCCACTTGATCACCGGGATCAGCACGTCCTTGATCACCCCGGCCACCAGCGGCATCGCGTTGTTCGCCATCTCCAGCAAGGGCGGGATGACCGGTAGCAGCGCGTTGGTCAAGTCCAGGGCACCGCTCACCAGCTCCAGGAACAGCGGGGCCAGCACCCGGATGATCTCGGCGAGAAGTGGGCCCGCGTCGCGCGCGATCTCCAAGATCGTCGGGGTCATCTCGCGGAAGGCAGCGGCCACCACCGGGATCACCGGGCGCAGCCCGTCGGCCAGCTCCCGCACGACCTCGGCCAGCACCGGGCCCAGCTCGCGCAGGATCGGGGTGACCGAGTCCATGAGCATGCCGCCGAACTCGGCCAGCAGGGGCAGGATCGCGTTGACCACCGGGATGGCCGCGTCCAGGGCCGCAGTGAGGAACTCCGCGATCGAGCGGCCCAGCGTGCCGACGTAGGGCGCGAGCGTCTGCACGATCGAGAGCAGGCCCTCCCCGAGGGCCCGCACAACCACCATGATCGACGGCTCCAGGGCCGCGAACGCCGGGCCGAGGGAGTTCGCGAGTTGGCCCACTAAATGGCCTAGGTAGACCAGCAAATCCCGGGTGAGCTTGAACAGCGCGTCCATGCCCTTAACCGCGCCGGGAGTCCCGTAGGACAATTCCGCGAAGAAATTGCCGATACCGGTCCCGAGATAATCGAGCCCGCGAGCAAACGCCCCGACCAGCGGGGTGGCGTTCGCGATGGCCGTCTCGAACCCGGGCATCGCCCGCTCGACGAGCGAGGTCACCCCGTCGGTAAAGATCTTGAGATGCGGCGCGGTCATCTCGAAGATCCGGCCGAGCGAGGGGGCGATCCGGTTGAACGCGGCTTCTACCGAGTCCGCGGTGTGCAGTAGCTCGGCCTGGATCGGGGCGGCCAGCCGCGTCACTTCCGCGACGACGTGATCTTTCATCGCGGTGAACCGCGTCTTGACCTGCTCGGTCTGGGCCGCCGCCGCGATGCCGATCCCGAGGAAGGCCGCCGGGAGCGCCGCCACCGCGACCACCGTGGCCGATGCGGCGGCACCGAGGGCGCCGACCACGCCGACCGTCCCGGCCAGCCCGACGCCCGCGGTCGCCAGCCCGGCCACCGCGGCGCGGACACCGTCCACGGTCCGGTGCAGATCGTCCGCGTCGCCCTTGAACCGCAGCGTGACGGTGGGTCCGCCGGTCAGTGCCATGGCTCAGCCATCCGGATCCCAGCCCGCCTCGCGGGCTGCCCGGCGCATGGCCTCGTGCATCTGTGGCGTCAGTCCCGGCCGGACCGTGGACAGCGAGGGGAACAGGTACCGGCCGCGCGGGATCCACTGCCGGGCCACCGCGTGCCGCCGCCCGACGTGGCCGCCGAACTCCAGCCATCCGACGTAGGGGAACCGGGCCGAGCCCTCGCTCACCGTGGCCGCCAGGCCCTCGGTGCGCACGACCTCGACGGAGCTACGCGCGTGCCCGTGCGGCACCGGGCCGACCGGCATCAGGGCCCGGGTCCGGCTGGCCACCGTCTCCGCCGAGTCCTTGATCACCTCGTCGGCCCGGTCGTCGACGGTGTGATCGAGCGCCGCGAGGCAGGCCAACACGTGCGGGATGCCGTCGACCTCGACGTCGATGTCGCGATCACGCACCACGGGGGATCACCCACCCCGGGCGAGCTGCGCCTCCTGTGCGCGGCGGCCGTAGTAGATCGTCCACTCGACGAACTCCTTATTACTCATTCGCGTGAGGAGATCTGCCACGGTCATCCCTAGTTCCTTGGCCAGGAAATAGGCGAACTCCTCATCCGGCCGCGCCTCGAAATCGTTTGTATGCTGCCTTACCCGCCCCGATCTCCATTCCGGAGATCTCCATGATCACGTGCACGAGCTTGGACAGGGCGCCGCCCGCCGTGTCGATCTCCTGCCAGCGGGCCACTTCCTTGCGGGTGAACGTCGGCTCGACCGCGGCATAGGACACGAGCACCTGTTCCATCTCGGCCGCGTCGAGATCGCGGTTATAGACGCTCATCGCCTGAGCCCGGGACAGCGGCTTGACCTTGATCAGGCCGAACCCCGGAACGGGGACAGCCGTCAACTCGACCGCCGCTGCCCCGGATAGCAACGCCGCCTTATCGACGATCTGCCCCGGGTCGGTGTCGCCGATAGCCGCGACGCTGCCGCTTGTGTCCGTGCCAATCAGATCCGGGCGGTATTCCTCGTCCATGTCTCTGCCTCACGTCGTCCGAGTCCCGTGATGGATGGGTGCCGTGCGGGTGTTGACAGCCCCGTGTCAACTACGGGCTCGTGCTGGTGGCCACCGAGCCCGAGCCCTGGAACTGCGCGGTGAACTTGATCATGTCCGAGACCGGCGCCGTCTCCACGTAGCTCGTGCACAGCGCATCCCAGGTGCGGGTGGGCTTCCCGGTCCCGGTGCCCTCCGGCTGATAGATCATCTCCGAGACCTCGCCCACGAGTGGCTCGATGATTCCCCGGGGACCCGTGCTGGCCGTCGAGTCGTAGTTCCCCTCGATCTTCATCGTGGATTCCTTGAGCCCACCGCTAAAGACCTTGGTGTCCTGACCGAACGTGGTCACGTCGTGCGCGTCGGCCTTCAGCTCGTATTCGCACGAGGTGCCGAACACCGACAGGTCGTCTCCGCCGAGCGAGACCACGACGCCCTTACCGTGAACGAACGCCATTGCTCTATCCCCTTCCCGAGCCGACGATGCGCACCCGGAACGTTGCGGTCAGGTACTCCGTACCCGACGAAGCCATTACGAGGAACTGCACGTCGATGACGTGCGCGATGTCCCAGACGGTTGATTTATGATTCTCGACGGCCGCCTTGATCGAGTCCGGGCCGGTGGGATCGACATACGGGCCGAGCGCATTCCGTGCCGACTCCGCGTCGATCCGGCCGACCATGACCACGATCGGGATCTCGATGTCGTCGGACCCGCGGTCGAACGTCGCGTCGTAGCTGTAGGTCCGCGGCAAGCTGACCATGGCCATCGGCGCCATGACCCGTTGCTCGGTGTAGGGCTTGACCCGCAGCCCGTCGATGACCTTGAGCGCCTCGCCCAGGTCGTCCATCACCTCACGCAAGATCATTCGAGCACCGTCCCGATCTTGCGCATGTACGGCCGGACCATGGTCTCGACGTCGGGATCCAGGCGCGCCAGGAGCCGCACCTCGGAGCCGACCTCCGGTGACCCGGCCACCCCGAACGGCGCGTCCCGGCGCATGATCAACCGGTTGGTCTGGATCAGGCACGCCTGGTGGATCGGGCCCGGCACGTCCGGCCAGCCCCATTCCGCGGTGACCTTGACCGACTCCGCGATGATCGGCGGGATCGGCATCGAGCTACCGGTAAACAGGATCGAGTCCCAGGGGAGGCCCTGCGCGCCCGCGTTGCGCGGGAGCAGGGTCGTTCCGGTGATCTCGACGTAGCTACCGTCCCCGGTGAGGTCGGCCGCCACCAGGACGCCGGACGAGCTGGCGATGTCGTCGGTGATCGCCACCCATTGATCACGCCAGGGCGCCGAGTAGCCGCGCCGGGACGGGGTGAACCAACGATCTTGCGGGGTGTCGGTCCGGCCGAACTGGCGCCAGTGTCCCGGCCGTGGGTCGCAGGCATGGTCGATCGCCCGGGAGGCGCCGGAGAGCGCAGCCTCGATCACCGCGTCGTCCGCGTCGTCATCGATGCGGATCAACTCGCGGATCTCGTCAACGGTCGCGTACTCCGGCGCCCACGGCATGGCTCAGCCGCTCGTGCTCGGCTTGCTCGTGGAAGACCCGGCCGAGCCCGACGGCTCGGACGTTCCGCCGGACTCGGCCGGGCCCGTGTCGGATCCCTCGGTGCCCGAGTCCGCCGTCTCGGAATCGCCGTCAGACCCGGGATGGGGGGACGACGCCGAGCCCTCCGTGGGGAGGGTGGGCGATCCGGACGAGCCCGGCGCCGTCGTGGTCTTGCCCGCCTCAGAGGTACCGGACGACCCCGACAATGGGGACTCGGCCCCCTTGTCGTCACCGCTGGTAGTCGTGCTATCAGCCCCGCTGTCGGCCGCCGCCTTGCCGGTCGGGACGCCGGTCGGGGTGAGGCTGCTCGACGACTTGGCGTCGCCCGGAAGTGGCGTGTTCGGCGGCAGTTCGTTGACCCCCGGCTCGTCCTCGCCCGGGGTCGTCGCCTTGATCGTGTTCGGCTTGTCGTCGGCCGGGGTGTCCCCGCCGTACGGGCCCGCGCCGAGCGCGGACGGTAGCGGCGCGGTCTCCAGGTGCCCGCCCTCGACGACCGTGCTCGCGTCGAGCACCTGGCCCGGCCGGATCTGGCCGACCCCTTCCGGGGTGTGCCAGGGCGCGTCGCTGTCCTGCGCGATCGAGGGGGGCCCTACCCGGCCCACGACGTGGCTCTGTGCCGCCGTGGCCACCGGCTCGGTCGTGGGGTCGCCCGGGACCGGGCCGCCCTCCGGCCCGGCGCCGCCCCGCGGCTCGTGGCCGCCGGTGCCCGGCGCGCCGGACTCGGCCCCGGCCACCGTC